CTGATGCTTATAATACGGGGACAATCGAAAGAGGTGGGGGGTATCACCGTAGACGAAAAAGGTCGCCACCGCCCCTGCCATAAAATAATGGCGAAAAAAGTATAAAGAAAGGGGGCGAATGTTGCCCCCTTAAATATACCTTACACTGCGGCGGGTTTCTTACTGTAACCGCTGAACTGATTGTTTACACGACGCTGACGGATTGCAGCGCCCCATGCACTACCTTTCGGTTGAGTTCCATGCACTAACAGCGCGAACGGTTTGTCACCGAAACAGTGTGAATCATCGTGATCAACTTCCAACCCTGCAGAGTTTGCATCATCCTCAGTCATAAAGACTTTAGCGTAACGAGTGAAGAATCCCTCATCAATTAGATAATCAAACTTGCCACCATAAGATGCCGTCATGTAGAAGTTCTCAGGCATCTTAAAGTTCAAAAAGAGTTGCAAACTCTTTGAGTAGCAGTAGAACTTAAGATCAGGATTGCGGTGTGCAACTTCAATCCAGGCATCCAAATACGCACCCGAAAAGAAATCACCAGACTCATGAATCCGCACTAGTTTAGTATTCTTTGTACGGTGTTCTTGAATGCTGTTGTGAATCAAATCAGCAGCAGTTCCGTCTTTGATTGCATCAGAAACCATCTGCAGATTCTGAGCGCGATTGTAGAATGCTGCGTCGTATTGCACTTCAGACGATGCAGCAAAGCACCGAAAGATTGTGTGCTCGCCGTCTTGAATGCTGCGCTTGCCGTTAGCATCAACAACAGCAAAAGACTTGCAGAATAATGCACCAGGGCAGGTTTTACCTGCGGGCAGGTTGAAAATTAGAGTTTGCTTGCCGAGTTTGGCGTTACCCTTGGTGAAGTTCAGCATGGTGGTGTGGTGTGAACTGAGGTTATCTTAAGGGTAGCAGGGGGGATCCTGCGATCCCCCTTGTGCCACTTCGCCAACTGTCACCAGAGACCTTCTTTAGTCAAACGGAGCACAAAAGCGTTGGCGATTGCACCACAATGGGGGCAGACTGTAGCGTATTTGATCTCACTTTTGAGAGAATACTTTGCACTGTCGTTCATGTAACGTCCGAACTTGTAACGATAGATTGCACTCAGAGTTTTGAGCAGTTGGCGCTTTTCAATGTTGCCAGCCACTTTGTTATACATTCCGATGAAATTGCGGAAGTCTGGGTAGTAAGACTTAGCGCACTTTTCCAGTTTCTCAACAACTTGCGTCGCCAGTTCTTCACCCAAATGCGGGATCAGTTCTTTGATTGCAAACTTGTTGAATGGTAGCAGTTCTTCATCCAATGTAGAAGAAACTGGTTGCACCATTGTGTTGGAAACCATGCCCAAGATCTTGGCGATCTCATCAATTTGACCCTGAACTTGGTTGCCGTTGATAACAACTTGAACGGTGGTGGTGTTCATTTTGTGGGGTGGTGAGTCGGCGTCAGTGGTGCGCCGTTGGGTGAATGATGCCCCACCCAAACCGAGCACCACAACCACCTTTGTGCCACTGGTTTGATTGTCACAGGCCCACGGTTTTTTGCACTTATAGGTATTGGGCAGCAGGGGAACCCGTACCAACCAGAACCCAGAGCACCGTGCTAGGATGGGAGACTGTGCTTATAATCGTACAACGCTACTGTTATGATGTATTATAATAGCAAAGAAAAAGGGAGGCAGTCACCACTCCGCCTCCCTCAGTTTCACCTTGACCCCTACATGTTAGGATTATCTATGCTCTTACGCGCAGGGTGACTTTACATAAGCGGGAGGCGAACCCCTTCCTCCCTTTGTTCTAGAATTGTAGCATCCAGTCTGGGTCGTTGTCAAGCATTACCCAGAAGTGGTTTTTGCCATTGAGAGAAGTGAGAAACACTTTGCGACCTGTGTTCTGTTCGATGATACAGGTTGCGTTGTTACCCATAAGGTTGGAAAAGCGATTCTTTGCTTTTCTAGAGATGGGTGTGACGGCTGCTGTTTGCATGATGATCTCGAACTCGATGTGTGCAATCTAGTTGATGATGCAGGTCTCGTCGAGATCATGTGTGCCACTAGATGCAGTGGCACATCTCGTCGAGTTTCTAGAATTGGATCTCGTCTAGGGTTGGAACATTATTCGAACTAGATTCACTAGAGTCCATCCCAGCAACAAGTGCATCGAGAATCTCCAGAATCCGTTGCCCATTGTTACCTTGGCGAAGTTGAGAGATCAGAAATTGTTTGGTCATTTGTGATTACGATAGCGATAGTGTGCAGTTGGATCGGGATCATATAGACCTCCACCTTGACGGTCTTCGAGATAGAACATCACCAAGAACATGGTGACAATAAATGCGCCGAGCAAGAGAATCATACTACAAGGTACGGAAAGTCTGCATCAATCAAACCAGGAACAGAACGATCTGTGATGCGAAGATTCGTTCCATCATCATAGAAGAGATCTTCCTCTTCATTGTAGACGAGAACCTGACGATCTAGTTGGTTCTTCTCAAGGGTTTGGAGTTTCTTCAGAAGTTCAAGGTAGGTCATGGCGTGTCTTGTGAACAATGGTAGTATTGCAGGGATCCTGGTGTTGTTCAAGATCCCTTGTGCCACTTTTAGAATTGGGTGGTTTTTACAATCTCCTCTGCGAGTTCATTACCAACAACGCCAGCAATAAACTCTTGTGTGGAGTCATCATCCTCACCCTCAGCAACCCAGATGTCTTCAATTAGCATGTCAACATCAGTGTCGCCTTGACCAGGATTCTGATCAAATGATGACATCATCATCTGCGCGGCGTAGGATACAAGATCATCCATGTCCATGTTGTCAATCACACGATTGCAATGTGCAACCAGAAGATCTTGGACTTGTTCAGAAGTGAGAGTCATGAGTCCTCATCAAAGATAGCGTGAATCTTGTTGCGAATGGAGTAGACATCTTCTGGATCGAAGTCATCATCATCCAGAGCATGACCTACCATAGCATAGATCAGATCCCACTGATCCTCACTGAACAAAGCGCGGTAGATGTTTCGTGAGAGGGTGTCGGACATCAATTTTCACCAAAAGTAAGAGCGAGCATGTTAGAATCAAATTGGACATCCATGTATCCATCATTCTTATAAAGATCCCAAATGAGGATTTGAGATTGCAAGTCTTCTTTCTCAAATGTTTGTAACAGTTCAAGAAGGTGTTGGTAAGTCATGAGGTGTCTCAGGAACAAAGGTAATGTAGAACGGATTGGGGGATCTTGCAATCCCCCTTTGTGCCAGTTCTTAGAGTGTCACGTTGCTGTTGACAAACTCATTCCAAGACTGCTCATCCTCATCTTCATCCCGCATTTCAGGAATGTCGAAGATTTCTCCAGGAGCGTCTTGAATCTCAGACCAAAAATCAGTGTCGAAGTCCATGAGTGGTGTGGTTGTGGACAAGGGAACTATAAAACCAAAAAGGGGGCGTTGCCGCCCCCCAGTGTGCCAGTTATCAGACTTCCACAAGCTGCTCGCTCTTGCGGGCACGGTGGATGTAGGAACCCACCGAACCCTCAGGATCGGAAATCACTTGCTCCAGGTCTGCAACAAAGGTGCTAGGATCGGCAGCACGGAAGGTGTACTGCTTGTCGCTGCTGGTGAACTGGATGCTCACCTGATCACCGTCCACGCTCAGGTCAGAGATGGCGGTGCTGTTGATCTTGAAGTTACGCATGATGTGTTTTGATAATTAAGATAGTCGGATTAGGCACACTGTGTGCCAGTAGGGCGAGAGAGACTTGAACTCTCACAGGATTAACTCCCAACGGATTTTAAGTCCGGTGCGTCTACCGATTCCGCCACCGCCCCTTGTGATGACATTCTAGATCATAAGGTCTAGAGTGTCAAGTGCTCCTTGCGTGGATCGAACACGCCTCAGGCGAATTATGAGTTCGCTGCCTTCACCAGATGGCTAAACGAGCATAGAATGGGTCTTGCCACCCCGTCAAGACCCTTGTAACAGTTCTTATGCTGTCACATAGTTAGGAATCTCGACGAGTTCTACAGGTGCCTTATAGTTGATCTGATAGCACTTCCAGTTATCGTCGAGATTGTACAGATAGGCGTACTCTTCACCACCAAGATTTCCGCTCACAAACTCGTCGAAAGAAGTATGAGTAATGTCGAGTTCTTCACCACGTTCTGAATGATAGAGTGGCTGAGGTTCACGATCATTCTCATACTTCAGATACCCTGCAGCATCACAGATGTACTCTCCATTCTCATCACGGAGAGGGGAAGAATGATCCCATGTACCACGAGTTCGAAGTGTTGACATAGAACCACCGTCGATGAGTTCTTGTACGTCTTCGCGGTTCAGATAGTGTTGAACCAGAGTTTTACCATTGCCTTCAGGATAACCATCCCAGTGGCAGTAAACACTTACCACAGAATGATCAGGAAGTTCAATGCCGATGCGTGAGCGGGTTCCCATGGTGTTTGGTGGTGAACTTGTTCATTGTAGGGCACCTGGCAGCGGTTGTCAAGTGCCCCAGAGACTCAGATCAGGTCTTCGTACTCACCAGAGTCCAGAGCGTCCTCCAGAGCGGTCACAAGACCGTCGAAGTCCTCTGACGATGGTAGCACACCGATGAGGATGTCCACAAGGTCTCCGTACTCCTCACGAAGTTCATCCAGGTACTCAGTGCGGTTGGCGTAACCGTTCTCAGTGTAGATCGACATGGTTGGTTCAGGTGTTGAACGAGTTCAATCTACATCAGAAAAGCGTGAGTTGTGCCACGTCATCAGACAGTTCAGATTTTGGCATAAGGAGACTTCTCAACCGTTCCAAGTGTGATACCCTCCCGTGATCCTTTGCCTCTTGACAAAAATCAACAGGTACACCATGATCAGTGTTAAAGAACCCATAAGAGTCTACAGGGCTCTTATATAATGCTGCGTTCTTATAAAAATAAACCCAATTTTCGTCAATAAAAAATTTCAAAATGGATCAAACTCCTTTATCGTTGCGTGTACATCTTCATCACCCTCTAATTGTAGAAGGTCTTTCCATCTTATATCATGCACGTCTAGGTCATCATAGCAATCTATGTCTAGAGTGACAATGACTCTGCGCTTCTGCATTAACATAAGAACTCGATGCAATGTGTACTAGATTCTATCATGCATAGTGGCGATATGCAAGATCTTGGTAATCTTGCCCATCCCGTGCATAATCCTCGTCGAGATCTGATGTGCCTAGTTCGGCATATGTATCTTCGTCGAGACCTGCATAATCGTTGCTGTATGTATAGTCGAGATCGTAGTCGTCGTACATAACTCGTCGAGATAACTGTGTTTATTATACCATAAGATCTCGACTAGATGTAAGTCTCGTCGAGATTCTCATAAGAATATATAGGTCTTATATCACAAAATGTTATATAACGCTAACATTATATGAGTGTCTCAGCGCCTTGTGCCAGTTTTTTCGCCGTCCTGGGGCTTGACAAACTGCGCGTCTTATGATATGCTCGCCAAACTTGCATAAGAATCAGGCATTTATAAGCACTCAGAGGCATTTATAAGCACTCAGAGGCATTTATAAGCACTTAAAGACACTTATCTATAAGAATCAGGCATTTATAAGATATTATAACAAAATAGTTAATATTTATACATTAAAACAATCTACTCTTTTATATTTTTTCCACAGTTTCCACAATTTCCACAGATTTCACACAGTTTTCCACAAAGGTATTATATACAATAAAATAATCATTATGTACTATAAATAAAAAGCGTTAACTACTATAACCATGAGTAGAGGAATCATCTATACCATCATTAACAAACAAAATGGATACAAGTACATAGGAAATACCACACTTGCAATGAACAAGCAGTGGGTATATCATATGGACAAATCCAAACGAATGTCCGCTGAACCATTACATAAGGCATTCAGACAACATGGTACTCACAACTTTATGATTAAAGAATTGGATGAGTGTGATGAAAGTGAGTTTGAATCAAAAACAAACTATTGGATAGAGAAATACAATCCTGAGTACAATGTAATCGTTAAAAAAGAGATCACAGAACCTGTAAAAGAAGTCATAAAAGAACCTAAACCAAAACAATCAAAAATAGAACCTTGGGGATCTTTAACTGATAAGAATAGAGGAAATGGTAAACACAGTGGAGTAAAGATACGTGGTAAGAACTTATCAACTGGAATCTGTACTGATTATGAGAATGCAAGAATGGCAGCACTTTCTCTTACTGGTGATCCAAATAAAAACGGGAATATCTTACTTGCAGCAAAAAAGGACGGAACTGCATATGGACATAAGTGGCAACTATTAGAAGAGAAATCTAAAAAGAAACCAATATTCGGTGTCAATAAAAAAACAGAACAAATAGAACTGCGTTATGAATCAATTGCAGATGCTGTACGATCTATTTCACCTGATACTTCCTCTTCTGGACTCATTAAAAGTTTACGTAATCCTGGACGATTTAGCTGGAAAGGATGTTGGTGGTTTTATAGTTGATTAACTTCTCTTTTCTTTAACTCATTGTTTAATTGCTCAACATAATCCTTTGTATTTGAAAAGAACATGGCATCTGCGAGTTCACACCATAAGTCCTCAGATGGAATATCATTAAGTTCTTCTTCAGTCCAAAATGATGGTGGTAATATCATAAGATCAACGATTATAATAGTCCATAATTTCTTTTCTCTTCTCAGGTGTCATTTGTTGAAGTTCTTTTTCAATTGTAGACCTTTGTTGCATTTTTTGCAAGGGTCCGAGTGCTTTGAAGTCATCGATTCTCTTTCTTTCGGCATCAGTCAATCCTGATGTTGGTGGTTTTGTTTGTGGTTGTGGTGGTGCAGTTGGTGCTTGTGTTGTAGGTAATTTTGGTTGTGATAAACTACTTCTCATATCTCTCATCAGAGGATTATCAGTCTGTGCAGTTCCTCTGGTTTGTTGACGTTGAGTATAAGTAGCGGCAAGTTTTGGATTTGCCTTTGCCCATTGTGCATTTGGTGTGGGAAGAGGTGTGGGAGTAGAAGATGGCATTGAAGACTTCATTGCTTCTACACCTTGCTGTGCCTGAATACCTGCATCAAGTTTAGATTGACCGAGCATTGCTTTTGCTCTTGGACTCATCAGTGCTTGTGCCTCTTTTGATGGTCCTGCCATGGTTGCTTTTGCGGCGGCGCTGCGAAGATCATCTAATGTTGGAGAAGAGGCAGTTGCTTCTTTTACAAATTGAGAAAAAGACTTACGAACAATCATCTTGACCTTACTTTTTCTTATTATTTAGAATTAAACAGTATAACGACCGACTTCACGATTGAAGAAACGTCTTAACTTTCTGAGTCTTGGATCTGAGAGTTTTTGTTGTGTGGTACGATAAGTATCATCCTCGTACCTAGAAGATTCAATGTCTTGTCTTGCCTTACTTTCGGTTTGTGTTTTCTTTTTTAATGGATCAATGTACTTTTCTCTGAATCCTGGTGGTGGAGGAGAAGGAATAATCGGCTTTGGTGCTTTATAAGGTTGATAGGGTGATCCACCTGTGGATTGCTCTACAAACTCTGAGAATGTTTTCATGAATCTCCAAACTCGTAATCGGTGTCTGATGGTAGTGGTGATAATCTTCCCTTACCTTTTCTTTTTTCTTTTGTATTCAATTGGCGACCAACTTGTGCAAATTGTTTTCCAGATTCTGGATTCATTTCACCAAATCCTGCTCTTTGATATAATTTTGCTCTGGTATTTCGCTTTGTTTCACCCTTCTGGTCATCATACTTATTATTCTCGGTTGGGCGATTTGTGACAACTGATCCTCTGGGAAGACGATGTTCAATATCTTGTTTCCACATGTCTCTTGCTGAACGAACCAATTCTGTTCTTCTTTCTGGATCTTTTTCCAATTCTGATGGTCTATCGCTATGATTCCAGGTCACATTAAAAACTCTCTTACCATCTCTGGTTCTTCCATGATGAGTTACATTATAGTAAATTCCAGTTTCTTTATCCCCCACACTCATCCAACCACGACCACCTTCAACATCAACATTACTTGCAGAATGGCGATTTAAATCAGGATTATCTGCTCCGTGTCTCACATTTTTACGAATTCTCATTTTTTGCAAAGCACTTTTTGTTCTTGACGAATATGGCCGTTCATCACGATCTTCTGCCTTTTCAACAGGAGTCCTACCCGATGGTAGTTTATCATCAGGTGCATAATACTTCTCTGCAAGTTCTAAGAATTCTTGAAATGTTTTCATCAGTTTTCATCCACTTTACGAACGAAATGACGATAACCACCAATTTCTTGATCTAACTTATCTGCTCTTGTCTTTGCTCTCTTTTTATTCTTATAAGGTTTACCAAGTGGTCTTGGTTCCGAATCACTTGCACCATGAGGATCAGGGCCATAGATTTGATAGGGTCTTTCCATAATCATATATGCCTCAATCATAAACTCTTCAAAGGTTTTTGCTTCTTTTACGTCCTCTGTTTCACCAACACCTGCTTTCTTAGTTCTTCTTTTTTTATAATTTGGCATAAAGGATTGATTATATGTAAAATTAGCGCGATGATCTTCATCAGGATTACCTCTTCTTGCATATGCTCCCCCTCTGGTATCCTTTCTTGGATCTTCACCTCTCATCATTGCATCACGAATACCCGACATCTTGAGTGCTCGATTTCTTGATTTACTACGATACTTACCACTCAGTTCTTGTGGATCAGGGCCTTGTTCAAAAGCATCTCTGGCATGTTTATCTTCTTTTCTCTTCATTTTAATATAATCTGCTTGCTTGAATCCTTCGTTAAGCATTTTAATAAAACTTCTTATTTCTCTGATTATTATTTATCAAAACATAAAAAAAGAGGGTATCAAACCCTCTCTTTCATCAATCCCAACTTACATTTTCAACCATGACACCTGGCATCACATAGGTATAAGGTTGTGTACTATTATAGGTACCCACTTTATATTCCCACTTGTATTCAAACTTGTTATGAGAGTCCCATGTCATAAATCCCTTTTCTTTATCAAACCAGGATTTAATAGTCAGACTAAATCTATTTGAATAAATGTTACGTGTCTTGAGAGCGCCACCTTTTTCACGAGTCTCTACGACTGTACAAAGATCCTCTGAGAGGGTTCCTTGTGACTCAAGTATACAAGCGGTGTAATACTTAAATGCAGGGCCTGCAGAGGCAGGGAGGGCACTCAGAAGAAACAAAAAAGCAAGAAAGCGTTTCATTTCAGATTACGGAGTTCAGTGGAGAGAGACAGCAGATCGTTTTTGTCAATGACGACCATGCCGTTCTGAGTATTATACTGTGGAATGACCTCAAGTGCAAGGGTCAAAGTGGCGGCGATCAGTTTTTCTTCTGTGTCTTCACCTGAGTTTCGTGCATCCCAAATGGACTGCATCAGTTTTTCTGCGTTTTCTTTCATATTAGTAAATATAAGACTTCCATTCTGAAACATTTGACTTATAAAGTTTCAAAATGATTTTATTTTCCATTGGTCTTGGAGTTCTTTTCAACTTCATACCAGTTTGCTCAAGAAGTGTGTTTCCTTTTTTGGTATTGCAAGATGAACATGCCACAACCATGTTTTCCCATGTATCTTGGCCACCACGGGACTTTGGAACTACATGATCAATTGTCAATCTTTTTTGAGATCCACAGTATTGACATGTATTATCATCACGTTGGTAGATCAATGCCCTGGTTGGTTTATGAAACATGATTTTATGAAGTGGAATTTTCACATAATCAATCAATCGAATCACTCTGGATGAAAGAACTTGTGCTTTTTCTTTCAAAAGTAAGACAACTGCTCGCTTCCAGTTTGTGAAGTTAATTGGTTCATAACTTGCATTCAAAACAAGAACCGTTTGATGTGGTAAAAGTTGTAAGTGTTGCATCGACCTTTTATGACTTACCCAGAGTATCTATTATAGCAGAAAACCCACCTTTTGGGTGGGTTGTGGGTCACTTGTTCATTTGAAGTGTGGGAACTGGCATACCACCTTCAGTTGGTACATAGATCGTCACATTACCTTTGTTAGAGCCTTCCTCCAGTCCAGTAATGTACAGGTATTGGAGATACTCACGGTTATCTTTCAGACTATCACCGATGATTTGGTTTGCCTTGGCAACACCAGTAGCACGGATAATTTCAGCATCAGCAAGTTGTTGTGCCGAATCTTTCTTTGCTTGTGCCTCCAGAACTGCTACTTGGCGAGTATATTCTGCCTTCTGTAGTTCTGCCTTACCAGCAAGAGATTGCTGCCACACATTGTATTGTGGACCACCAATAAAGAGGATACCACCAACGAAGAACACACCAGCAATAAAGAGAATAGCAGGAGGGTCAATAAATCCGTTTTGTTGTTTCATAATTTACCTCAGTTATAAGTACAGAGTTGAGTGATACGACCGTATTGAATACCTTCAGACCATTTGCCTCCAGCACTGATACAATCTTGTCTGGATGGAACAATAGAATTGCCAGTAGCAATAATAAACAAAAAAGCACATCCAATACCAGCAATCGCACCAACAATAAGCAACTCAATAAGAGTGAATCCGTTTTTCATTTAGAAGAAACGTTAGATTTGAAGATAGCGTTGGCAAGGAAGATGATAGCAAAATTTTGCCAGAAGGACAAGGATATACCAAACCAGGACAGAATTAGTCCAAGCAACCATGCTTCAAAAAGAAGTCCAGCAGTTGCAAGAACAATTACACCAAATACAACACCAAGAGCAGTAGAAGTTTTCATCAGATTGCCTCAGTTACGATCTTGGCACCCTTGAACTTGGATCGGGCGCTTTTGTTCTTGGTATCCACACCAGTTACCACGGCAACTTGAGGAGTGTTGGAACCAGTGTAAAGTAGCACATCACCTTTGTTCAGAGCACCAGGAGTACCAACATAATGGGTCTCTTTACCACCCATAGATGCACTGAAAGTATAAGGCACAACTTCTTCTAGGTCTTTCTTATCAAAGACATGAATTTTACCAGTACCTTTTTCTTCAATCAGGTATTGGTTGCTACTGTTGGTGCCGATGTGAGTACCATAGGCAACATTACCATCAACAGTGAAAGAATAAAGAGTTTTAGTGTCAGCAGTCATTTCAGTTTCCTCATCGTAAATTTTTAGTTCGTTGCCGTAAACAGTGAAAGATTGTTTAGAGTGAAGATACCTACAAGAGTATTGTCCTCCACCATATGACCCACTATAAACATAGGTAATCTCGGCAGGTTTTTTGCCGTAGAGTTTGGTGACAATATCACCAACATTAAATGTTTGTGTCATAATTAAAGAGATTCAACTTGTAAAAGAAGATTGTCAACATCCTCCATGGATTGATAACCAATTACATCATCTGTGATGGGAGTATCATAGCAGATTTCCCAGTCCTCTTCAAGTCCTTTGAGAATTGCCACCTCATACAATCCTTCTTCATAACCATAAGAACCAGGGAATTGTACAACACTCACACCATATCCATTTGGAAAAAAGTGTCGTGCCGCAATACCATCTGGCATAATGCCATGTGGTTGAAAGTTAAGATCAGTGAATTTCATAATCAATTACCAAAACGGGTTTTCCAAAGATCATAAGAACGATTTCGCATTTCTTCAAGCATTTTATAACGCTGGAGAATTTCAGAGTCTTCGGGTAAATCATAAACGCAGGGAATTGCAAGATCCATTCCATCAATAGCATGACATAGAATGAAATTTAGAAGATCGTGCTCTTCAAAAGTAAACTCCATTGTGATAGGTTTCATATCACAATAGTTTTCTCCAGTTTCTTCAGTTAGTGTCAAGGGTTTTTCCAATCAACAAATGTATTATAGAGTAGGTGATCTTGAGAAAGAACTCATGATGTGCCACTTAAAAAACTGGCACAATCTCAACGTCAGTGCATCCTTGTTGAATAACATGCTTCTCCCACATTGAAGCATCTTCGATCTTATAGAAAGTTGCGATTTGCTTGGAAACCATTTTCTTCTTGGGCTTTAGGTAAACTACTTGGTACTTCATGAGGATTTTCAATAAAGATTTCAATTGTTGTTTGCTTGTTCCATTGCCGAATTACTCCAGCAATAATGAAACAGTTGGTAATCAGATAAGTTGCAAAAATAACCGTGCGAATGATTGCAACTCTATCTGATTCCTTATCACATTTTGATGCTTTTTCTCCCAATGCTTTTGCCCACCACCTCCATGGTCCTTTAGGTTTCATAGACTGATTCTCTTGATCGGACATATTCTAACTGATTCCATTGAGGTTTGTAGCAAAGAACAAGTAGTCGTTCGTTAGCGTGTAGGCAACATGCCTGTAGATTTTCACAGTCTTTTGGGCGAACATTTACTTCGATTGTAATGTATTCTTTTCCCTTGAAGTAGACCCACCCTTCAACGCCTTTGCCATTGTTCCATTTTACATAGTCATTGACTTGTGGTTCGTACTTCATACATCAGGTAATGAAAATATCAACAATGCGAGAACTCTCCTCATTTGCCAGAGCAAACTTATGGGCATTCACTACACGATCCATGATACGATGGTCATAAGTATCATCAAAATCATCAGAATTGGAGAGAATTTCAAATGCTTCTGCATCAGATTCTGCAATTAAACTGATTGTTCCACCATATTCAGAAGAAGGAAACGGAACCCAGTAAGTGACGATATAAAGATACTTCATTTTTTGTGTTAGATTACTCACCAATTTTAGAACAGTTGTTTGCGTTTGTCAAGCATAATAATTGTCGTTCAATCTCAAATTTAATCGGCAGAAGATGAGATGAAAAGAACCCAGCATATTCTCCATCTTTTAAAAGTTCAAAGATGTTTTCAGTTTGCTGGAGAGCAAGAATTAACTTAGTCCGTTTGTCCATCACATAAATTCTGCGATGTAATAGTCAACAGTTACTTCCAATTCTGCTGCTTTTTGCTCAATTTCCATTTCAATTGCCATTTTACTCTCTTCTTGATAACGATCATACTCTAACCGTTGACCAAATCGAAATTCTTCCATTTCTGCATGTTTCATAAAATCATCAAAAGCATTTAGAAACTCTTGAATTTCTTCGTCATTCATTTGCATTCGGGGTGATTTTTACCAAGGACTTCACAGACAGATGGTTGATCATAAACTACGACAGATTTACTGTGCTCAAGTTGGTAGATACCCCAACCTCCAATAAATCCAAAAATAAAGACAAGAGCGTAGTGAATCGGTTTCATGGTGGGATTGATCACTTGATCATTATAGTGAACATTTAAGTTGCTTGTGACTGAAAATGGACAGTTTGTAACCTGTCACCCCACTATTCGCCAACAAACAATAGCATTGCCCTTACGCGGAGAAGCAATATGAGAAAAAGCACCATAACTGAGATCAATGTCAGCATGAGAATATGGGCCACGGTCGTTCACCCTTACAATGACTTGTTTGAGATTGTCTTGGTTTGTGATTCTAATTTTAGTTCCCATAGGAAGGTAAGGGTGAGCAGCAGTCCAACGATAAGCATCAAATCGTTCTCCATTTGCAGTAGTTTGACCATGAAATCCATCACCAACACCATAATGTGTGGCAATGCCGCAGGTTAGACCAGCAATCAGTAGGGTTTCAATCAAAATTACACTCCTCAGTGTGATTTACGAATGATTCTAACGATGTTTTCTCCTCTGGTGAGTTTTTGAGATTCCAATCCAGTAACCTCCAAACCACGAGAGATCATTTTTACCATCGCTTCTTGAGCAGTCTCTAAGTCAAAGTAGACTGCCCACATTTGTTTTTCTTGGTAAATATATCCAACTTTGTAGAAATCATCAATAATTCTCATAAAAGATGACGGGCACGATTCTTTCTTGGAAACATTTGACCAGTTTCAATCAAGTAAGTAACATAGAGAGTTTCTTCCTGCTCTCTTGCCTCAATCTCATGAGGTTGATCTTCATAGTCAAGATCTTCTACCTTTGTGGATCCATAATACATTTTACCACGTTTTTGACGCAGAGATCCAAAAACCCATTGACGTACATGAACCAACTCATGAATAAGAGTTTTGGTGTAAAGTTCCAAGTTCATGTGAGATTGAAGTTCGATCAAAAATGCTCTCGGTCGTTTGTGATCATCTTCAAAATCACACCACCCATAAACAAACTCTCTTTTAAGTCCACGATGCACGACACGAAGATCGATGATGTGTCGTGGCATATAGCGATTCATAAACCAATCGGTAACACTCTTACAGATGCGCTTCCGATAACCATATCCAGACATTTGAAGGTAATACATGAACCCCAATGCAAAAACCAAATAAACGAAGAAACGAAGATGAGTTTGTCAGTCGTCGTCATAGTCTGTAAATTGCATCAAAACATAATTGAATGCAGTTGCTCCAATGATAGCACAGATCCATAAAAAAATCAGTGTCATGGTCTACATCCAATGGCAGCACCACCAACAAAAGCACCAAGGGGAACAGACCACTTGTATCCGTCTCCACGACTCATGCTGGCAGCAACCCCACCACCAAGTATAGCACCTAAAAGGGTGTTGGTGGGGTTGCATTGAAGCGAAGACCTAGAGGGAACATTGCAGGGAACTTCGCGCTCAGCATAGTATCCTTCACGGTAGACACCATAACGATCGTATCCTTCTGGAACATATACTTTACTGTAGCACATTTCCCCGTAATATTGTGCATTTGATGGCATTTGGTAAGTTAATGCCAAAAGGAAAGGAAAAAGAAGTTGAAGTTTTTTCATTGTTGTTCTTTTTATTATCATTTAGCGTACAAATACGAACCAGCCCAGTCTGCATTTTCCAGCAACCATTCACGCTGCTCAATGATACGCAGGTCGTAGCGAACACCTTTGGCGGGTGCTTTGAAAGATGCAGACTTGTAGACTTCACCAGTCTTCTTATCTACAAAAGCATGGACAGAACGACTAGTGCCAGTAGGACTAGCACTATTATGGATCAGCATTATAATCTTATGATACTTGCGACCAGTTTCAATTACAAACTCATAATCACTGATACCTTGTTTCAGTTTTTCAATGCACTCTTGATGATAAGGTGCATAAGAAACATCGCAACGATCACCACCATACTCTGTGAATTGGCGCTGGTGAGATTTAATGCTGTAGTCAATGTAGTTCTGGCGAAGTGCTTCACAGAGTGACAGAGTGTGATTCAGAACCGCAGCGGAGATGCTTTCCTGTGCCTCTGCTTGGGAGGAGTAGTCAGTGAAGGTGGTGGTCATTGCTTGGTTGTGTATGTACATATTATAAAGGGTCTCCAACTGGATGGAAACCCTGATTATGACACTTTTAAAACTGTCTACTATACGTGCTTTCTCCAAATAAATTCGGCATTTGCTTTTTGAGGTTCGGGAGTATCAGCACCAGTAATGACGTGCATTGCTTCCCAAACAATTACACTTACAACAGCAGCGATTGCTGCAACAATAATGTTAGTTTTCATAATAATTAGTGTGAATGGCAAACTTTATCAGCGTGACAATGAGGAGCTTTGGAACTAAAGTGCATTTCACCATGATAGATTCCAAATCCAACAATTGAAAGAAATGCTGGAACAAAAACGGCAATGGCGTAAGGAGTTAAATTGTCCTTGATTTTTGCAATATTCTTCATGTTTTGTAATAAATTTTTCTTTTTTATTTAGTTATCAATCATCGTAAACTCTACATTCAAGAGCATTAGGATTAGCATCGCAGTATAATTCTAATGGACTTGGATCATGAGTATCATTTGGATGATGTTCTTTGTACGCTTTGAGAGCTTCAAGTTCTTCCTCGGTATGCCTTCTGGACTGAGGAGAAATCATTGGATCACTCAGAAGTTCTTCATCCTTTTGGATGTGTTGGTCTATGTTTTCCATTTTAGTGCTTTGATGATACTTATTTATTTTATCGTGGTGTGCAATCACCCTTACCTTCAAGAGAGCGAACCATTAATTCGGTGAACTTTTCCATTTTTTCAGCAGAAACTGTCTGTGGAGCATAAGTGATAGCATTTTTAAGTGCTATAAGTTCATCCCATTCTTCTTGTGTGAGGGTTTTAGGTCCAGTTTTTGCGAGAGTCATAAGTTTCTTGCGATGTGTACTAATGTTAGCATTCCAATACACTAATATCTAGAAACTTAATGTTTTCTTTGGGATCACGTTACAATAGTTAATAATTAATCTTTATTGAAGAATGGACCAAAGAACCCACTATCACCAGATTTACGATTCTCAAGTTTATCAAGAAGTGCATCTGTTGACATGAGAGTATCAATGCGTGAAATCATGTCAGCAACAACACTACAAACCATTGGACGTTCTTGACGAGCAGCGTAAGCTAAAGCATTTCTAAGAGATGCTTCTGCTTCTTTCAAACTTTGTTCTACCGATTCACTTAGTGCCATTTAATCGATCCTCACATTTAATATAAAAGGTTCCGTTTACGTAACAGGATTTGCCTGGTTCATAGTATTTTATTACAGGCGTTTGTATTCTTGGATATTCTACCACATTTTTAACATGACAGAATAAATTATAACCACAAATAAGAGTTTCAATCATCAACACTCATCCATTCCAAGTGGTTTGGTGACCTTAGTGATTGTGTAAGATCCATCTCCATTATCAACCCAGCGAACCTGATCACCTTCTTTCAAGTCTGCTGCCTCTAAAAGATCATCAGGGAAAGAAACAAAATAATCTGTTTTGTCAGTATCAACATCTTTTGCCTCTTCAACAGGAAGTATCCATTTTTTTACTTTTTCCTCTTTAATCCAGAATCCATCTGCAGTCATTTCCCAACCATCAGCGATTGCTTCATCATATGTTAGAAATGGATTTTTTCTATTTGAATCATTTCGCGTGTAATCATAGTAGTGTTTGGAATGCTCGGAATCAAGTTTTGCTCGCTTATCATAATACTCTGCCTCACGTAAATTATACTCACGGCATTGTTCTTTTTCTTGATCTGATGCTGCCTTGTCGCACATTGCATTCAGTTCTTCTTCGGTATATTGAACACTACTTACTGTTGAACCTTTGTATTCTTTTTGAGAAGGATTGTCTTCCCAGAAAGAAGTCCAAGACTTTCTACACTCTTCTGATTGGTCATCTTTGTCACAACTCAGAACTTTATTCAGATAATTCTGATATTTGTTATTATCAACACCACTATTCAGAAGAGAAAGAAGTTCATATGCTTGCGATGCTTGATGTTTGTATGTGTAATAGTTTTCTTTAACTACACCAACAATAACATCATAGATCTCTTGAGGTGATGCTTCACCAGAAGACATCGCATCGTGCATCCAGTTATCAAGTTGCTCCAGAGAATACTTTTTGTAGTCAAAGTCCATCAAGGTGTTCCTTAATTGCTTGCTCCACTATAACCTGGATTTCTTTGCTTGTCAACCCATTTAACCATTCCCATTTTGGGTCTTTCGGATCCCAGTCCATAGTGAACGATCCGTCCTCGTTCTCTGTTATTTTAAGTGTGTCTTCCATCAGTCTTTAGGTTTTGGTTTACTACAATCATGGCAGTAATATGAATATCCATCACGAAAGTATTTTACAATAGAATAATGATCTTCGTCAAGTGGTTTTTCTACACCACATTTATCACAAATTCTTGTCTTTTTTGATGGACTTTCGGATTCGCTTGAGTTCCTTGAGTTCCATTTTAATATTTTTGTAAGCAGCGTCAGCATCTAATTTGCCTCCCATTTCCATTGCTATGATAACATCTACTCTTGTACCAAAGTGTGCAAGTGCCTTTTCAAAATTATCTAAATCGTACATTATTCAAATTGCTCCTTCAAAGGATTTTCTGCAACAATATCTATACGTCGATCAACTGCCTCAATAGAATTTATAATTTCGTAAAGAGTATTAGTGGTTTCAACGTTTTCCTCTTGAAGTTTTAGTACCTTTTCTTCCAATTGAGCAATACGATCATAAAGATCATCAACTAAAAGGTAATCTTCAAAATCTGGTTTTGTTGATTGAGAAAAAAACCACTTAATAAATTTTCTCATAGTACACCTACAGATTTAAGATAATTTCGGTAAGCAGCATATCTTTGCCATTTTGGTTGATTTGGTACGTTTAATTGATGACAAATTTCACAATAACATAACCACTCATACCAGGGGGTAGTAGGATCTAAAACGTGATATGGATATTGTCTATTACTTTTCCCCATAAATTCTTTTCTCGTTCCAAAGAGTTTTATAATTATATTTTTGATCAAAACCATATTGTTCATTTGAAAGATTTTTATAATATGCTATTATAGTACCATCAGATAACAAATATGAAAAATTAGGTTTTATGTGTTGTGGTGTAAGTGCTACATGCATTCCTTCATGAACTTTATCTAACTTATGAACATTTAGTAAATATGAAATTGACAGGCACCCAGGACCAGTGGGCATATGGGGGTATTTCCCATAATACTTATTTTTATAATTTTCAACAATAAGATCTATAGATTTTTCTAATACAATATTTTTAGACTTAGTATAAAAAAAAGCGTTTTGAATCCCAAACTTAAAGGAATTTGAATAATCCCACCTCAAAGATGGATCAAAACTTCCAGCATCATAAGCTGCATCATAAAAACAAATAAAATCATAATCAAGATAATTGTTTATATGGCAAACAATATTAGTTGTTACATCAGCATACCATCCACCCATAATGTAAGTAACACAATACCGAGCTAAATCACATTTATATGCATAAGGTTTTAAATTTTCATAACATTCCAAAACATCTTTATCAAAATGCTGAAAAATAAATTCTTTCAACATTTCATTATTATATAACGTGTATTGACATTCTGGATATTCTCTTTTTACGGAATCGATGGTAAATTTAAGAGTTTCTGGTATTTCTTCATTATCTCTGGTTCTAATTAAAATTTGTGTAAAATTTTTACTCATGATAATTTTCCACCTACTTGCCCTTCATAACTTTGGGATTCAGGGAAACCTTCCTGCCGTCCTTTAAGGATAAAACGGGTCGCTGATATACACTGCTCTTCAGTGAGAGACGTGACCAATCCGTTCCCATCTTTATCGGTTGAGTGCCAAAGTCCATACTTTTTTTCGTGTACGTAGAAACAATCATCAATTAGTTTTTTCTCTTCCATAATCATCCTCAAGTCTTACAATATCATCCTCATCACAAACAGAACCAACTTGAACTTCAGCAAACTTGATTCCAAATTCACCTGCACTCATACGATGAATTTCATTCTTACGAATATGAATGTAACTACCAACTTTAACATCACATTTATATGTAGATGTGGTTACAATACCATCACCCTCAACAACAACCCAAAACTCCTGTCGTTGTTCATGTCGTTGAAGTGAGAACTGATGATTTGGTTTAATGTAGATGGTTTTTACTTTATAAATGTTAATATGAGACTGTTCATGAAGATCAAACCATCCCCATGGTCTTTCAGTTCTTGTCGTTGTTGTTTGCATTTACTTGCTTTACAGTTTCATGAAGTTGTTTTAGTGCCTCAATGGTCTCTGGAGTTTCTTCCCAAGACCAAGAATTGCCGTTTTTATCTACAAATGTTCGTTCAGTCATACTTGTAACTCAGTGTAATGTCTTTCTTTTTAAGATTGTATCGGTCAATGTGTTTTTGACGATGTTGTTCA